CGCCACTTGTTTGGAATGCGTGTTTTACTTCTGAATCGAATTGCTGCTGTGCGGCAGCGCTTAAACCTGCAGACATAATTGTCTCCTTATATAATTAAATTTTCATACCTTTGTTTCCGGGTATCTGCTTTGCAGGCCGATAATCCTAGCTTGGTATGGGCCTTTAATAAGGGTATCCACTATGCTGGGTTTGGTCTTTATTTTAGCACAAAGATAAGTTTATTATCAATGTATTGTATTTTGCTTATATATCGTCGTCTGCGAGCATTGAAATCGCCTCACAAAGTTCGTGTTTGATAACGTCATAATGCTCTGTATTGACTAATGCAACAACCTCTAGCCAGAGCTTCTGATTTGGCGCGTTGTCTCTGCGACCACTAACGTCTAAAAAAGTATCGTAATCACAAACGAACGCTATCGTCCGCATTTCTGGTGTTGCTGGCATTCTTCTCCCCCTTGGAGATTAATTCATCGCACATTTCCATCAAGGAATCGCACAAGGCATCTCTTATGCTCTGATCTTTTACATCTCTAAGCTGCCTAATCATCGGCTTTAAACTTTCATTTATCATTGTTTTCATTAATACACTCACATTTAGGCTGCATCATTTGCTGCCCCATTTGCATAAATTGACCTGGTACTTGCATAAAGTTAAAAAACGCATACGTTGACGTGGTAATAACAACCCCCAGGATAAATATCAGTATGCAGCGTTTACTCATTTCTTATACATCCATTCTTGTTCATAGTTTCTCATGTTATGGTGAACATAGCGCCACACCGGTTTCTCTTTAGTTCCAACATTAACCATCATCGGGCCTTAGCCAACTGCGACCCGAAGTAAAACGAGATAATCAATTCCGCAAACGCATAAATCTCTGTCATCTTCACAATTCCAGTTACCATTTCATACTCAATCTTATCTGCTGTGATCTCTAAACCTAACAATGAAAAACCCTTATCAACAATAGGCACGGCTGTTGGTATATCTAACAAGGCTGGCGCCACTGAAATAAAGACTAACAACGATAGAATCACTAGAATAATGATCCTACGATTAAGTGCAGCCATCGGTGATTCTTTATTCGATTGAACCCGTGCTTGCTCTAGTGCCTCGTTGTTTGTTTTAGTAGCTAGAATGGCCAGATTTAACGCATCTGACGAAGCTTGTGACTTAACAGCAATCAGTTTGGCAATGAATCCTAGTGCTACCGGTAGAATACTAGTCAATAAAGAAATCATTTCAACTTCTTTAACACCTTGTTACAAAAATATCTAAGATAGTTAAGTATTGATTCTTTCACGTACTTACCTGTCTTAAAATCTCTAATTAGTAAACCCTTTCTTGCCATACTTCCCCCTTCAAACGCACCAGAGCCACGGTATAAAAAGAGTGCAATCTGGAATTAGCACAATTTCATATATCGGAATCAATTAGCCGCCGTAAAAATCATCAAACAATCGCTCAGTTTCTTTTCTGAAATCAGCAGACGTTCGGTATTTTGGATCTGAAATCCTATCTTGTAGAGCTTCTTTCGTTACCCCCGTTTGAATAGCAGCCACATTAGCAACACCATTCTTTTGAGTCTTAGATATTAGAGCTTCTAACACCTCAACACCATTAGCAGAGTTTGCGAGCGACTTCATACTTTCAAATTGTTCTGGAGATAAGTTAGCAGCGCCCCAGTCGCCGAGATCTTTTAATCTTGATTGTGCGTTTGACCCTAGCGCCTGTATCTCTGCTTCTCTTGCGCCACCAGATACACCAACCTCTTGCTCAATCCAACCGTGCAATAATTGTGAGAATGTATCTTGTGACATATTTGAGTTCTTAGCAGCCTCTTTGAACCAGCCGATACGAGGATCTTCCATATCGAAATCCCCTTCAACACCTTCTGGCACTGTTAGCTCATAATCCTCTTTAGGTGCGCCGGTGAAACCACCGAATTTCTTTTCTAGTTCTGAATAAGCTTGCGCTTGATCTGATACTGAATTGTATTTGTCTTTGAACCAATCTGGACGATCACCTTCACCGCTTATTTCATCGGCTAACTTCCAACCGCCGTCCTCTGTAGGTGTGACCACCTCCTGTTCTGTTGTTGTGTCTGCGACTGGCGCTTCAATTAAACTTTCCTCTTCACTCATCCTCTTCTCCGTTTATTGTTTTTCAGCTAATGCAAGTTGATCTAAGATCTGACGCACGATAGCGTTTTGACCTTCTCTCATGCCTGCACCAAACTGTGTTGAATTAGCGTTTAGCACTGGACGATCAAGCGTAATTTCCTTTAATCGGTTAATCACAAATTGTCCATCCTCTGTACTAAAACACCCATGAAAACGACTAGCAATATCTCTAGCCTTTTTTGCTGAATCAGCCTTTAGTTTTTGAACCGCCTCGCCCTCTATGTCGAGAGATGACCATTCTTCAGCCACTGACTGCTTGCTGTTGAGCTTGCTGTTGTTGAACCATAGCTTGTGCAGCTTTCTCCTGCATCTCTATGCGCTCTTGCTCAGTTCTTAATAGTTTTTGTTCGATACCAAGTTTTTGACCGATCCAAGTAACACTATCCTCAATCTTTGCACCTAACGCGAATGCCTCTGGCCCGAACGCTGCACCCATTTGCATAAATTGTTGCATTGCTATGAGATCCTCTTGGTCTTGCGCTCTGGCTAGTGGTGACGTGTGCTTGATTGTCACCTCTCTACCATCGACTTTAATATCTGGAATCTTGCCCTCTTCTCTAAGAATATAAACAACCGACTTGATTATCTTTTCAATAAATTCAGACTGTAATCTTGAGAATGCTGAACCAGCATCCATGAGTAACTCTTGAGAGCGTAAGCTCATTTCAGTCGCTGACTTAACTGGCTGCTCTGTGTTGCCATACGGATCAGAGAACAACGACTTATTAATTCTGTCTCTAAGATCTGATAGCACTAAATCACCAACATTAAAATCGCCAGCACGATCTAGCGGTCTGAGTGTTGGATTTGTACTATCGTTTGAACCGACTGGAATAACCATGCCTGGCTTAATTTGCATATTGTACGGATTGATAACACCGTCATCTTGTGCGGTGTAAATACCAGCAATAGCGAGTGCTGCATTACGTAAACCAAACTCTGTTACTTTGTTTGCAGTCTTAATATCTGGCAGCACTTGCATGATACGACCACGACCAAGAACCTCACCCGGTACAACCATCTCACGAAACACAATCCATGGGGATACTTCATATTCTTCTGTGAAGCAAACATGATTTTCTTCACGCTCAATAACGCACATGTAGTAATAGCCACTCTTAGGCTCGTAGATAGTACCTTCAATCAAATTAACTTTGACGTCTGGCTTCTCTGCTACTTTCTTTTTAAGCTGGTCTGAGAGTTCAGCACCTGGCCATAGACGATCAATGTGTCTTGCTGGCAATGAATGCTCACGCCATACCGTTTCAATAACTGAATTAGGCCCCTCTTCTGGGAATACTTCGGCTAATGGTACTGCATCAAACTCAAGTACAGACGATCCACCCTTAGTCGCACGCTTGACTGTCATCGAACCAGTTGAAACAGCTAAATCCAAGAATGACTCATGGCATTGTGTTGCAAAGTTTGAATGATTGATATGGTCAAAGATGATCTCGGTTACTTTGTCGAGTTCTTTTTGAATGTTCTCGCGCTCATTCTCTGGTGTCTCTGATCCTGGTGCTAAGATAGACCAGTTACGCCATGGTGGTACTAATGAAGCTTGCAATCTTGAAGCGTATTTTTGTACGCCGATCACTGCTGTTGAATCAAATATAGCTGTGTTCTTTTTAGTGCCTTTGCTTTGCATCGAGAAGGTGTCTCTTTGTGGCAATGAATACTCATAGCACTCACGAAGGTGTGGGATCCATGGCATCTTACGTGCCTTTGCAGCATCAAACCGCTGAATTAATTGCTCAACTTTGCCGAGTTCTTTCGGGATCTGATACTTAGGCATAATCTAGCCTAGTGTTGATGTTATACCGCGTTCATCGTTAGAGATAAGCGAAGCACGTCCACGACGTTTGCGTTTAAAAGCGTCTTTACGAGAAGCTTCCTGCTTGTCTAGTCGAGCCGATTCTTCCGTTTGTCGTGCTTCTGCTTTGACTTGGTATTCTGATTTAGCTGGTGCTTTTGGCTTGCTGAATAATCCGCCCATGCTTTCCCCCTAATAAGTGATTAAATAGTTGGTATGGCGTAAAAAGAAACCACTTACGAATCCCCAACAAAGCCTTAATCTGCTCAACGCAAGTCACGGCCGTTGGATATGGAGTTCTGATCCTTATGGAGTCTCGCCAAACCTTTGCGCGGATTATAACACTAAGATTCATAGCTTTGGAGATAATTTCTATATCCTCGAAATTGCCATAGGGTAATATCTCGATGTCCGTATGGCCCAACTTTGGATCAAAAGCAATCCAGTTAAAGCCATCCCAACGTAAGGCCCAGCAGTGTCTAAAGCCAGAATGTAAATACTTGGCCCACCAGTACGGCATATCACCATGCTCGAATACAATGAACCACTCGATATAACTCTTATCCCAAGTATCGACTAATGATTGTTGCTTGAGCCACATTAGATCGACTTCATGGCCAGCACTAGCATTTCATCAAACATACCTCTGCTATGAATGCGTCGCATCTTGTAACTCTCATTGCATTCTTTGTTGTTTCCTTTCTTTGGCGCATACACTTGAGCAGGATCAGTAGATCTCGTAAGGCGATTTCTCGCGTTATTCAAACTGATATTCAACTTCAATGCTAACTGATCTGCTGTTATTTCGTCGCCATTGTCCAGAATCCTTATCTTTGCTTTCATCATTAAAACACACTCCAGTCGTTAGCCATCTGTACTGGCCTTTCCATTCCTTCTGATTTCTTGTCTCTCCAGGCTACCGCGAAGTATCTGAACGCATCGGCTCCGTGTGATGACCAGTCATGAAGCGGACGATCTTTAAACACTCGCTTGTCCTCGTCATACTCGCAGCGGTAGTAGCTCAATGCTCGTAATCCATCAGCGCATCGCTTCTCGTCGAAGTAACAGCGCCCCAATATCCGACGACCTGCTTCAATGCCATCCATAATAGGAATGTTTGGTGTGATCTGAAAGCTGATACCCATCTTACGTGCTGCCGATAGTCTTGATTTACCAGTAGTTAATTCTCGCACTCGTATGTCGTGTGGTGCGTAATGATCTCCGAAGGTTACTTGGTGCTTCTGTCTAAAGTCATGCAGCCAGTTGATGTAATGCTGTAAGCCTTCGCCGTTGTTCTCATAGTAACCGATCACTCTAATCTCTGTACCAATCCGCTGCATCATCCAAATCGAGGTTGCGTCAGCGATCCCGAGATCCCAAAAAGTGTGAACCGGCAATATCGGATCAATAGCAACGCGGCCTATTCGATCGTCTTGTCGTGCTAGTTCAATCTGTTTAGCATAGTAGGCTCCCTTCTGATTTGCTAGACACTCACCTTCCCAAATATGGTTATACAAGTCTTTGTCTAGCTTCTCTAGGTGCTTGCGTTCTTTCTCTAACACCTCTGGGAACCAAATATTGTCTGACCAGTTCACCTTCACCACATAAGAGTTAGGTGGTGGATTAAGCACGAACATCTGGTATGTTGGATCTAGTTCATCCGAGGGATTGAAGCTCGTCCAGATTTCAGATTTAGGCGCACGTATCGTCGGTATGAGCGTTTGCCATGACTTCGTGGAAATCTTCTCCGCTTCCTCCAGCCAAACTATCTGAATACCCTCCATTGACTTGATTTTCGTGATATTTGCCTTTAGGCCCTCGAATATAAAGCGGCTGCCGTTACGCCCTAAGATCTGCGTCTTTTGCACCTCGAAAAATTCTTGTAGTTGCATACGTTCGATAGTGTCAGCCAACAGTTGGATCACCGAATCATTAATTGACTTCTGAATCTCACGCGCACAAAGTATTCTGGTTTTCTTGGTGTAGGCCTGCATGATTAACAGTTGCGCTATTGACCACGACTTGCCCG